GCATAAATCTTTAGAATAATACCTACCATTACCATTTTTAACCTCACAAGTTGCTAGTATACCTTGAACTAAAGGGTTACCTCTTTCAGACATTTTACCTTCTGATAGTAAACCTGGTAATGGGTTAAAAGCTTGTGTTTCTATAAGTACTTGTTTCATTTTAGTCTCCCATTTTTAGGCCTAAATGTTGCTCTATAAAATCACATATTTCTTTTATTGACATGCCTGCATCATATGCTGCTTCAGCCGCATTTGCTAATCTTTCAATATGCATGGGAGCTTCATCTTCTTGTAAATCTTTCATTTCATCCTTAAGATCCTTTACTAATTCAATAGATTGTTTTAGTTTTTCTGGGGATGGAATATTATCTTCTTCATTTAATCCAAAAAAATCTTTATAGTTTGCTGATGTAAATCCTCCACCTGTTACTAAACCACCCGCTATTGCTATCTCATTAACTGGTTCTTTATTTTCTTTTAGATTACCATATCCAGAAGACTTATATTTACCTTTTGGTTCTTTAGGTTCACCCAAACTTGGAGCATCATCTGTGTAACCAATGTCTTCTCCAAATTGTCCTGTTTTAGTGTAATATATAGGATCTTTAGCTAAGTTTTTAAATACTATGTCTTTAATTTCGTCTATTGTTTTATCAGCATTTTTTTCTTGCTTCATTTCATAATAATATCCCATTTGAATTTGACCAAAAATCATGTTATTTGGATCTTTTTCATCCTTATAATCATAATTTTTTTCAGCATCCTCTTCTACTTCTTTAGATACTTTTTTCTCTTCAGCTTTTGCTTCTGCTTCTGCTATAAAATTTGCAAATGCAGTTTCGTAAGATTCTTTTTTTCTTTCTATTGGATTACCTACCATAGGCATGCCTACAAAATTTTCTGAAATAATGCCCTTTTGTTTCAGTATTGTAGATACTTCTTTAAATGTAGATGAATTTGTTACTAGGTTGGGAAATTGACGTTTTGCTTCTTTAAGAAAAACATCTTTTGGGCCTTTACCTTCTTTTACTGATCTGTATTGTTCGGTTAATGTTCTCATTTTTATATATTTAATTTTGCTTCAATTTCATCTAGTAATTCAAATATGTAGTCTGTTGAATAAACTACTGCATATGAACCTGGATTCTCATTGTAGTATTTTGCTGTTTCATCTTTTGCATTAGACAAAAGAGGATAAATTTTATTTAATCGTTGTTCTATTTCTTTAAAAGCTGCAATCCTTTTACTTTGAAATTTATTGCGATCTGTATTTTCTGTTAGTCTATATCTGTACATATCTTGCTTTTAAAATAATTTCTTTATATCATAGGACTTAGGTACAATTTTAGGTACTGGTTTATATCCTAATTTATAATAATAAATACTAGGAGATTTTTTACCTTTTTTTCTAAATGCAAATGGTGTAGCATATTGTGCACCTTCTCCACCTGCAAATGCATCTCCTCCAGTGGCAGTAGATGATTGCTCATCAATTTCATCTTCTTTTAAATGGTCTAAATAAGGTTCAATACTACCATCTTCATATTCAATAGTAAAATCTTTAGGATTATCACTATTATTTCTATTAATTTTTTTAACTTTTTTACCTGATATTGAAAGAGCTTCTTTTAATCTTAATACTCTTTCGTATTCTTTAGGATAATTTTTTCTAACGTGAGACCTAAATGCATTAAATAATTTTGCTATGTCCTCTGCAAATTTATCTATTGTAGTATCATCTTTAGCATTACCTGTTTTTTCTAATGTGTTTAAAAATTCTCTAGCTTGCTGTAATGCATTGTATGTTGAAGAAAAATCAGCTACATTTTCTACATCATATGTAATTGCACCTGTTTCAGGATCAACATCTGATACTGTTGTTTTTACACCTTTTCTTATATCAGTGTCACCTACCTCTATTTCTTTAAGCTTGTACTTGTACATTTCTTACCTCTTGTATTAAATCGTAATATTGTAACAAGTTAGTTAAATCATCGTCTTTAACTTTAGCTGTTTTATCCAGTGTAGGAAGCATTTTAATTACTTCTTCTATTTTGATTTTAGTAACTTTATCTGTTACTTTAGTATTTAATTCTTCTAAAGTAATTTTAATTTCGTTTACTTTAGTGTTGTAAAATTCTTTTAATCTAGGTGTATTATCTATTGATGTAATAAGTTCTTTAAGAATTTCTTTTTGTTCCTCTAATAACGTATCATACTTTTCATTAAATTTTTCAAGTAGTACTCTATAAGTTAATGTTCTTAAAGTTTTATCATATTTTTGATATTCATCTACTACAGTTTCTTTTTGTTCTTTAACTACAGGTTTTTCAGATAAATGTTCTAGGATAGTAAGCTTATGAGATATTTCTAAATCAGGATTAGAAAATTCTTTATTTGCTTTAATTTCAGTAAGCATATAAAAAGCAGCTTGTGTTTTATAATTTGGAAGCTTGTGTTTAAAAAACTTTGTTAAATCATAATGTTTTTTAATTTCACTAATTAAGTTGTATTTTTGCCTTCTTAAAGCACTTCTATTTAAATTTAAAGAAGATTCTAATAGTGAATTTAAAATTAAATTAGCTTTAGCTTCAGATACTGTAGTATGCTTAGCTAATTGTTCGTATAACTTATATTCCCTTCCTAATTCAGTTTTGACAAAATATCCTTTTAGTATCTTTCTTGCTGGGGAATCTATACCATCTAGGGTATCAGCCGTAATTTGACGTACTAATAATTCAAAAAGAATACCAGAATTTTTGTACTTTGAATGTTTTATGTTCATTCTGCGCAGTTTGGTTTATTTATAAATATATAAAAATATTTTATTCTTTCAATTGTGATTCATCTAGTAACCCGTTTCCATTTTTTTCTTCTTCAAAAACTAGTTTTTTTCCAGTTCTTTTTGGTCCAGGTACTTTTTTTAACATTTCTTTATGTTCCATTGCTAGTGGAGAACCCCCTTTAAATTTTGGTCTTAATCTATTAGATTCAGTATCATTACCACCCTTTGCAGCTTTTCTACCTAATGGATCTTTACCAAAAGCATTTTCTTGTTTACCTCTATCAGTTAATTTTTCTTTTTTCCTACCTAATGGTTCTTTTTCATTGTATCCATCTGGTATATTAGCCGGATCTGATTGGGTTCTTCCCATTCCATATAATGAAGCTAAATCATGTGGTGTACCATAAGATTTACCTGTTTCTAATGGATCATTACCTTCTGCTTCTATTTGTGATAATCTAAAATTACGTTTTTGATCTTGTTGTACTAAATCTCTATATTCATCATATTCATCTGCACTAAAGTGGAATATATTTTCATATATCCAATCTGTAGGTATAATTTTACTATCTAGCATTGACTGAGCTAAGGTCATTTTTTCTGTCATTAATGCTACTCTTTCTTGATCGTATATGATAGATGGTGTAGTTAAACCTAATTCAAAATTTGTTAAATTTTCATCTTTATAACCTTGAGTATATAAATGTACTAATGCTATTTTTTGTAATTCTGATACTAGTATTCTTTGTATTCTTTCTATTGTGCGAGCAAATCTAATATCTTGAGCTGCTAATGTAGCTTTACCATCTGTATCAGCATCATACCCAATAAATGCCTTAGGTACTTTAAGTGCAGCAAATAACTTATCTCTTAAATATTCTACATCTGCTATACCATCATATTGTAATCCAGGTGTAGTATCTATTTTAGTAGCTGTATCATTACCTCTAATAGGAATATAAAAATCTTCTAACATGTTTTGCATGTTATATCTTAAATTATATTCACCTGTTTTTTCATCCATATATGGAGTTCTTTTCATTTTAGAAATAGTTTTTTGCATAAAGTTTTCTATTTCATTAGGTGGAATATTTCCTACATTTATATAAAAAATTCGTTTTTCAGGTGCTCTTACTATACGATGTATCAACATCGCATCTTCCATTAGTGTGTATTGTTTAAACAATTTACGTGCTGGTTCTATATATGATCTACCATATGGAAGAAAATTGGTATCAGTGAGTAATCTGAAATGAGCCATTTCATAATTATCAAATACAATATCTTTACCACTAACATTATTTGTAGTGGGAACATTATAATAACCATATCCTCCCGCTGAAACTCCTTCGGGGTTCATAATATATTTTATATCAGCGGGATTATCTGGATCACTTCCTTCTAGTCTTTCTATGTGGTATGCGTTATAAGGTATAACATTATATACCCCAAATTTTTCTGCTATTTCTAGTTTTAAAAAGAAATCTCCATATTTACACATATTTCTAACCCATGGCCATAAGTTAAATTCTATATTTAATACATCATAAAATAAATTATATAATATTTTTTGAATATTTTCATCCGAGGATCTAATAGTTAATACTTCACCCATTTCATTTTTAAGGGTACTTTCATCTGCTATGATATCTAAAGTAGAAGCTACAATAGCATCTGTATCCATAGCATCATATTCTGAATAAAGTTGTGGTCTTAATGTTTGGTAATTAAAGTTACTTTGGTAACCATATAATGAAGTAGGTGATGTTGAATATAACCTATTAAACCTATCTACTAATGAATTATTTTCATATTCTCCAGATTGTTGGATTTTATTAACATCCATAACCCTAAGCTGGTTACCACCTTGGTTACGAATTATTACATCAGTTGAAAATAATCTTTTAAGTCTTGAAAATAATCTTGTATCTGCCATGATATATATATTGTATAAATATTATAAGAGCCAACGAATGTCCTCTTTTCCGTTAGAGTATGGGTTATCTATTTGCCATGGGTTTTGATCCTTAGGTAATTGGTAAACCCCATTGTAATTAGTTTTAGTTGAAGCCATGTTTTTAAGCATACTTTTAGTTAAGTCTACTCCATGTTGTTTAAATTTAAATGCTGTATCTCTCATATACATTGCGATTCCAAATGACATTACTAAATCATCATTATAACCCTGTTGTGCTTCTGGTCTACCATTTTTCCAAATAAAAGTTTTCATTTCTTCTATTAATCTTTTACTTTGAATTGTAACACCTTTATCACTTAAGTATTCTTGAAATTTACCTATCAACATAGGCCTAACTCTAGATGAATTTGTAAATCCAGCTACCATTCTTGATGTATCCATATATTGGTCAAAATACGAATCAGCTCTTACTTCTCCACTCTTAGGTGAATAATAAAGATTTTGATAACCTCTATCTATAACTGTTTGGATTGTAGCCCAACCTATACTAGCATTTTCTATTACTAGTAATGCTTCATTACT